CTTAGTGCCACACAGGGAAGATGTAGGGCTTATCAATAAAGCACTAGAAAACCCATTGCAATCAATCACCGATAAAATAGAGGAATAATGCAAATAATCAAATTAAGGAAACTTTCACTTAAATCGAAATTAAACTTTGGCAAGTACAAAAACTGTACAGTCGAACAAATGATAGGCCTTAGAAAAGAACTGTCTTTAATCTCTGCTTATTATAAATTGTCGTCTATATCATTTAATGAAGAAGTGTTGTCAATGCTAGGGGTAACAGAGCGTTTTAAAATAAACAAGCCTGGAACTGATATTGCAACATATTACGACTTCTTAAATGAAAATGGCTATACTATGAGAAAGAGGGTGAATAACAATTTAACTAAAATGGCTAGGAAGCCATCGACATATACAAAGGCAAGTTTAAAGGGAATTAATCAAGGCAAGACATGGTAAAAATAGGAGATAAGAAAATATACTTGAGTGCTTCAAATCTTGCCACTATTATGAGCGGTAATTTTGGATTGACTGACAAGCAAATTAGCAGACTTGGAGAATTGGAGCTAAGAAATAGAGGGGAAGCGACTGGCAAGAATGGTCAACCGTTGGGAATGACACCCAACATGATAAAAGAACTGGAAGAACTCGAACACAAAAGAGATAACCCAGAACTTTTACAAGGTGCAAAGTCATACATAGACACTATTGTATTATCCGCAATTTATGGATTTGAGAAAGACTTCTATTCTGTACAGACCGCACATGGTAACACTTTTGAAAGTGCGTCGATTGACTTCCTTAATCACATCATTAATTCAGTACTATGTGACTTGGAAGGCAAACCACTTGAGAGGAAGTTGCAAAAAAATGAGCAACGAATCTATAATGATGACTTGCTGCTTACTGGGGAATGTGACGTTATAAGACCGGGGTACATTATTGACATTAAATGCCCGTATGATGGATTCTCGATGCACAAGCAAAGCGAAGAATTGCTTAATCAATACTTCTGGCAAGGTCACGCATATATGGCGCTGTATAATCGCAAAGTGATATATTTCGTGTACGTGCTTTGGGAATCCTACTACATGGATGAAGGAAGCTATGACCATCTTGCACCGATTGATAGGTTAATGATTCATAAAGTTGAATGGGATCAATCAGCATGGGATAGATACTTAGAGCGAATACCCGCTGTGAAGAATGCAATCAAGGATAGTGTTAATAGAATCAAGGCGAGTAAAAATAGGACGGTAGACTTAATTAGTGAAATAACAGAAATAGAAAATAAATGTAAAACACAATAAAAAAAAAGGAATAATAACACGCAAAATAATAATTTATGAATCGAATAATTTTAATAGGAAATGTTGGGAAAGATCCAGAATTAAAACAAATCAACAGCGACACGTCGGTTGTCAAGTTTCCCGTCGCCACAAACGAGAACTACAAAGACAAAAGCGGAGAATGGCAAAGCATTACAGAATGGCACAACGTCGAAGCATGGAAGGGTACTGAATACTTGGCGCAGAGACTTCACAAAGGATGTCTTGTGGCGGTAGAAGGTAAGATAACGACCCAGAAGTGGCAAGACAAGGACGGAAATGAAAGATACACCACTATCATTCGTGCTTCATCAGTAAAACCCCTCGAGAAGAAAACCGACGAATTGAGTAAAAAAACAAGTCAACATTTCAAAGGTGCAACCGATGGGATAGAAGACTTGCCGTATTAATTTAGTTCCATTATGCACCCTGGCATTATCGCAAAAGCCAATCTAAGAATGAGTATTTATGTGCTGGGGTGCTTTTAAAATTAACTTAAAAGTGAATGAGATATAAGTCATTAACTGAAAAAATAACAATAACGTATGAAAAATCGTACAACAAAAACAAACCCTAACGCAAAACTAAATTGGAATCTTGTAGCAGAGATACGACAAAATGCAATCGGGAACGGTGGAAGCCTAAGTTTTTCTGCAATGGGTGAAAAGTATGGAGTAGATAAAATGGCTATTTCTAGGATTGTCAACAACAAGGCATGGCATGATCCCACCTACGAACCGCCATCAGTCAAGCAAAGAAAGTTATCACCTCGGAAACGTATGTTAGAATGTGTGATATGGTAGGATGACGGTTTGGCTATGAATAGTGCGAGAATTAAAAACAAAACTTAATAAATATAACGAAATGGAAAAAACAATATACAACTTAGAATTAAACGAAACACTTTATGTAAAAGACCAAGGCTTACAAATACAAAGAGTTCCTTCTGGATGGAATTACATTTACACAAAACAAGAATTTATTGAAGAAAATGATTATTATGAGCAAGTAATAACTCATATTGTTTTTGTGCCTTATGACAACACTTTTCAAAAAGTACCGAAATAAGCATTATTTATAGCCGTTGTTGTAGCATCGTTTTAATGTGCTACAACGCTCGTGTAAGCATCGCAGAGTGCTGTCTTACACTTCGTTAGCCACTACACAAATAACCGCAAAAATAAAGTAACTACAACCCTTAAAAATGAAACAATTTTATAGGCTTTGTCAACTATATCAACTATTTTTTTAGTATTGACATCTTGCGCTATAGGCTTATTCTCTGGATCAATTGCTGTAATCTTACATATTTGCCCAGTATCTTCCAATTTGATATAATCACCTACTTTCAATGATTTGTTTTTCATTTCGTTAATTTTTTATTTCAAAGTGCATCCAATCGTACCCTTTTTCTATTCCGTAATTTATAAAATTATTATCATAGAAAATATCCATCATTGGCATGAACTCACGTTTACTGAATTGTGCTTTTGGTGCTTTCGTTCTTAACCCATTTTTAGCAGGGTTCAAGTCTATCGCAATCGCCCAAGAGTGCCTACTCCATTTGTTACCCCCACGCATCTTTCGGAAGTTGTAACATCCCCCGAATAAATCAATTTCTAACCGTTGGAGTTCCTCTAATCCATAGTATTGTAGCAGTTCACAAAATACGTTATCTAGGTTCTCTTTTATTTTTTTGTGGCACTTAAATTTATTGATAACCGTGCCTTGATCCCATGCTATAACTTGTGGGTAAGGTGTCACGCAATCGACCATATATGACCAATCTCCAGGGCTTCCATATTTTACAAATACTTCTTCTTGTGTCATCATAAATCAAGATTGTAAAGTGCCACGGGCAAAGGATTTCACCCGTGGCTTTAGAAACATGGTCGTGACTAAAAAAACTAGGCTACTTTCAGAGATTTGCTAAAATCGCTCACATCTTTCCCAAATGCGATTAATGCAATCACAAGAGAATACCCCTCTGCAATCAAATCAATTGCCTTTTCAATTTTTGCTTCTAAGTCGTCATTCTCAAGGTCTAAAACCTCTTTAATGTGCACTACTACCAATTCTGCATCTGCTGGTTTTAATCGCTTAAACTCGCTTAAGCTGGCTTTTGCGTTTTCCACTACCGCTGGGATTTTCGGTGCGATAAATAGTAAGCTGAATAATTCCGTTCTGCTGATTTTGCCGTCATCGAATAAAGGGACAATATCCTTGCTTATTCCGATAACACTAGTGAATGCTTTTTTAATGTTTTCAATGTTGCTCATTTTTTTATATTTTATGGTTATCTAATTCGTCTAATTTTTAAAGTTGCGTTAATGTCTGCTAAATTAGCTGTTCCGCTACTTGTTTTTATCGCTAATCTCAAATTATCGGTATCTAGCAAATTGGCTATATTACTTGTACTGACATTTCCAAAATCATTACTACTATTTACATAATCATTTTGAAGCCCACATATAACAGCACCCGAACCATCAATAACGGCTATTTGAAATTCCGCACTTGTATTTGTTGAAAAACTAATATTATAGTCTACTTCATACCATCCTGTCCTATCAATATCAATTCTTTCGTTTGCTGCGTTTGCGTCTGCTGAACTACCATGTTGGATTGCTACGGCATCATCAAAGTTCACAACGGTATAAGATGTGCCTACGCTCGACAAAGTAGCAGATGCATCATACAATGTTGCATAGTGGGTGCTAACTAATGCTTGGTCTTGATCTGTCCAAACAAAACCATCGGAAGACCCTGGTATTTCTGCATTCAATGCAAGCTGACCATCAGACCCTTTACTGTTATTTACATCATACAATGAAGAGTGAACCCTGATCGATCCTATGACATTAAGGCTGTCGGTTATTGTAGCGTTACCATTTATTTCGGCATTGCCTATTAAATCAAGGTCAGCACTTGGTGTTGCTGTGCCTATGCCTACGTTGCCTGAACTTCGATAAACATCCGCCCCCGATTCAGTCCATAATTGGGTGTTGGCTATTAAATTTGCATCGGCATCTACTATCTGCCCTGTTGCATCTTTGGCGAGCAACCCCGTTGGTGTGCCTCCTGTGTAGTCGTCAATCCGTAAATCCCCCCCTATATGAAGTTTTGCAAGAGGATTTGATTTATCTATTCCGACGTTCCCTGTCTGATAAATACCTATTGCATCAGTATTTGTACTATACCCAAGTGTAAAGTGATTAGCACGATTGACTATATCAAATCTATTGAGATCGTAAGATGCGCCAGTCCATAATACGATCCCAGGATAACCAGCTGGTGTAGCATAACCAATTTTACCCACTTCTGCTGACCCACTTGAAATATTCCACGATTGTTGACCTCTATAATCTATGGTTGTTCTTGTAATATTATTTGCTGAAGCCGTAAGAATGTTACCTGTTGATGGCTCTTTGACAGTAATAGTTCCATCAACTTCTAAATATGACCTTAAATCTAACCAATCAAGCATTATTGTTCTGCCATTTAGTAGGCTAGTACCAAGTACATATAAAGGTGTTGTTGGGTTTGTTGTGCCTATCCCTACATTCCCCGAACTTCGATAAACATTCGCACCCGATTCTGTCCATAATTGACTAGGCGCATTATTACTTACAAAAGGACCCAAGCCAACTACCGTATTGGTATCAATGGTTTCCCAAGTAAACGTTGACGCTTCACCTTGACTGGTCAATACTTGCCCTGCTGTACCTGCATCATCATTCGCATTAATCAATGCCCCTCCTCCTTCTGAACCATTCCAAAACTTCACAGGTCCAAAGAAGGCAGCCGAATAGGGATTGGATGCTGTTGATTCCTTGATGACCATACCATTTGCCCCGTCACCAATGATTGCAATACTCGAACCTGCTGAAAATGCAGGATTTTTGCCTACTTGCAAGGGATAAAAAGGGTCGGTATTAAAAATTCCTACAGCTTCATTGATGTACGCATCTCCATCTACATTGGTAGACCACAAAACACTATCGCTTACAATGCTTCTAATCAGTGCCGTGTCGGTGGCACTTCCTGATAAACTAGACAAATCTACTGTTCCATTAAAACCACCATTTGACCCAGTAACTGTTAAATCTGTACCTACTAATTGCATATCTGATACTACACCATCTGCTGAACCACCTGATGAGTTGTTAGTTACAAAATCAAGCAATCCCGTGACATCGTTGGTATCAATAGCTGCAATGCTATCGCTTACTATATTTCTAATCAGTAGCGTATCTGTGGCACCACCACCCACAAAAGTTAAGGTATCTAACCCCGTAAACCCTTCAGAGCTCCTACTGCTCAATGGCTGGATAATAGTTAACGTATCATTTATAACATAAGATTGGGTTTTTCTGTCATCCCAATTAAAAACACTTGTGCTATTAAATCTGCTAAAATTCCATTGATTAGATGCATCATCATAGGACAATTCAAAAGACCCCAAATTGACTGAAGGAGTGTCATAAATGAGATCATTCCTATCTTTAAATTTTATATAATACTGTGTTGGGAAACCAAAGTCGGGAAGCGCCACCCCGTCAATAAGTTTATTATCTGCCACCTTAAATATCCCCCCTCCAGAATAAATAGAAATCGTATCACCAGTTGTCGTAACACTATCAATTTGCAATCCCAAACTATCCTTATGCACCCAGGCACCCCCGACACTATCGGCAGCCATTTGGATGATATGGTCGCTGCTTGGTGCATTCTCTATCATGTAGAGCGGTATGCCTTGTCCATAAATAAAGCAAGGCAATAGAGTGATAAAAAGCCATATTTGTTTTTTCATTTATTTGTTATCATTTAAAACTTTATTAATCGCTTTAGTATTGCGGTCAATCGCCTTAACCATCTCCAAATGGTCTTTTTCGTAGTATTCCATTAATTCCTTATTGCATGATTCCTGCTTAACTTCCAATTTTTCGACCTTATCATTAAACCAATATACAGCTATACATAACAGTATAAATGGAAGTCCTTGCGTTTTTGCTAATTCTAAAAATGTATTTTGTACTTGCTGCGCTGTCATCTTAAATGAGTATTTTAATTCAATGGTTTATGATGTTGTGCCACTTGCACTGTATGCCGAAAATTGACGCACGGATACATCTTGATTTGATAATGTCCTGCCAAACTTTAACTTATTCTGCCCCGATGCCGTTATTGTTGTCACTTGCCTTGCTGCTAATCTTGGGTTGCTACTTATCGCATCTACTAACCTATATTCGATACCACCCACTACTACCATAATTTTTTTTCGTATCTCTTCGGTGATATTTGCAGGGTCAGGTAAAATGATTTCTGTTACAGTTAATTCATCGCCCGTAAAATTGTCATCTTCAAAATATAGTGGGTAAATGTTGCCTTCCGTATTTTGGAAATTACCCCCGTCTGGACCGTTCAACAATTGGAATGTATTTGCATCAATTGCAAGCCCTGTCAAACCCTTGTCGGTGGTGAATGTAGTCTGCACCCCTGCTGCTCCGTCGGTATTCATTACTAATGCCGTCAAGTTGGTTGTTTCCCTATCTGCATTGAATGTGCGTCGCACGGGCATACATATGTAATAATCGTTCGTTAATCTATACTTATGTCGATACCTATTAGAAAAATCAATATATGTGTTAGCTTCCACGTCAATCAGCCTCGGTGGATTCCGTGTCATGCTAATGACTTGCGATAAGATTATCTCATCAATTTTATCTGTAACACCCAATGTGTTATCTGTCCAATCGGTTAATCCTACATTTTCAAATGGGTACTTATAAGGTAGTATTAATGCTCTAGGATCATTTGGATTATCATCATAGTCAATCAACCTAGTTTCCAACTCATAGATGTGTCGATTTCTAGCACTTGACAACCTTTTTACGGTCACCTTTTCACTCTCATCATATACGGCTTCTATTTGCTCACCAAAGCCAATTTTCGATGCTTGTAAGAATCTGTAATTTATTTTTGCTCCATTGGGCAGATTTGCTGTCGTTAGCGTAACGGGTACAAGTATTCGTATATCGTCAATCTCGAAGAAAAAGTCTCCAGTTCTAGGCAAGGCTTCCGAAATAAGCCTTATTTTTTGGATTTTCTTTTGGTCAAAAACCCCCTGGTCAACGTGACCTTTCACGGGGATAGTTGAAGTGTTCCGAATTGTCAGCACCGTAGCTGGGTCATTTGCCCATGGCAAGTCTTCCATCATTGCCACACTCTCAAATTGTGTCGATAATGTTACTACATTATTCTTATTATTTAGATACTCATCTTCAATCCTTAGCACCCAATCGCATTCAATTACATAATCTTGACGAATTAACGAAGAGTCAATGCCCGTACCATCTACATAAGCCTCTACCACTACGTCAATAATCAATCTATTATCGCCTATTTCATTGACCGTTGTGAGCCTCCTTTCAATCCCATAACTACCGCCCCAAGTGGTCACTGGAGTACCTACAAGACCGTTAATAATTACATCTCTATTTTTTAATACATTGACATAATCATAACCCGATTTCACCAAGTGCGCTGCCCTCGCTGGTGGCAGGTGTCGATGCACGGGAATTTTATTAACCGCCTTTGTTGTATTACCTCCACCCAAGGAAACAATATTGTACAATTTCTTGTCAAATGCCGTATGAACAAAAGTCCCTTTGGTTTTACTTGCGGTTTCAGCTTCAAATTTGGTATAATTGAAATACTTGATTGGGCCGTCGGTAGACCTGACATAAATATTCTCAATTACTATTCTCCCCTTTGCGGTGTATATTCTTCCATTAACGACATTGAGATAGTCAATAATTAATTTATCGCAATCTTCATATTCATAATCATCATCTATCTCATCTCTTTTACGCCATATAAAATCTTGCACCGCCAATTGTGACATAGAATCGTACTCCCTCCCTGCCCCATTATCAGTGTCCATGCCTGCTGCATAAATAGGCACGGCAGAAGATATTACAATGTCATCGGTATCATACAAGTCATAAATTGCACTATTAGATAGTGCAAGTGTTATATTTCTTATTGATGGATATTCTCCCAATCCGCTACCTGTACCTATTGTAGTACCTGACAATGCACGTCCCTTTATGTCTGCAAGAATGTCAACCGCCGTAATTGTTAATACTGGGTTATTTTGGTCTAATTCCACACCTCCAACATCTGGAAGAATAACACCAATAAATTCTACTTGACCATCGAAATAATACTTCACAAAATAACGCCCCTCTTCACCGCTGACTAAGTTTTCATAAAACGTAACCAAATCACTATTGGTTAATCTGAATGAATACGTCAATCTTGATGTATGGTATCTTTCAAAAGGGTTAGTGTCGTTAGCCCCTTGCGTTATGGATAGGGTATTTTTTATACCTACATGCGTATCATTGGTGAAAGTCTGATTATTTATATCAATAATTTCTAATACTTGCGGTGTCTGCCTTGTTGTCCAGGTGCTAAATGTCAAAACTACTGTACTCATACTCTTCCGTTTTGAAATTCCGCACGGTTGACCACATACCTCAAATCATCACCTTGTGCAATAGCATTGATATTTATATTAAGGCGTCCACCCATTCCACCGCCTTCTTCACGAACTATCTTACGCAATAGCTTCTCTGGTGTGGCAATCTCAACGTTATTCTTCGCCCCCGGGTATTCACCTAGCATGGCGAATGTAGGGCTGTCAATAATACCCCCATTCGCTAGTTTTGGAATAAATTTATCGAATAAGCTGTTAGCTGTACCCACAATCGCACCTGCTGCCAAAAGACCTAACGGCCCTGCGGATGCCAAACTAACTAATTGGGCTGCTATAAATTCAGAAAGTTTTGCTTTTACAAACTGCCTAGCAGCATTAACCGCATCACTAGCACTCTGTATAGAAGCCAGTCCTTTTTCTATTTCGGCTTTTTTCTGTGCTTCTGCCAATTCTATTGCTTCCTTTGCTGCTTCCCTCTGCTCTGGTGTCAATTCATTACCCTTTGCCAATAGTTCATAATTCTTGGCTATTTCTTCATTTAAAGAAGCGTATGCGCTCTCTATTCCCAAAATTTCTGCTATCATGCCTTCGTTTGGTGATGATTCAGCAATACCTGCTCCAACTTCAAGCCCAGGAGCTTGCAATGCACTACCGCCACTTTCACCCGATAATAGCGAAGATGTGCTTGTACTTTGTAATGCCGACGGGGTGCTAGTAGGTAACGCATCCAAAGGTTCAACGCCACCGCTAAAAATCCTATCTTTTAAGTTCAGCGCATTTTGCAGCGATTCAATAGTACTGTCGCTTGCTTCTTCTAAACGTTTTTGTAAGTTGATGGAAGCGGTGTAAATATTATTCAGGTTGTCACGCTTTTCAATCTCATTTTGAATAGCACTTAATTTTGCGCTATCTGTGGATCCACTTAAAATGTATTCTTCGGTAAGTTGTTTAATCAGCGAGTTAGATTCAGATATACGAGATGAGAGATTTTTGTAGGGCTTAGCTAATTTTTCTACATTGCCTTTTGATTTTTTTGTTAACTCATTGAGTATTGCCTTTTCTTTATTTAACTCGCTGACAGTTTCATAATACTCGCTCGAACTACCATCCAAGCCTAGTAATGATTTTTCAAGACCTTCTACAACTTTCTTCTGGTTTTCTAATTGATCACCGAGTGAAATAAATGCACTGGATTGTTTATCTGTGCTTAATCCTAGCTTTTTTAATTGCTCATCTAAACTCTCATGACTACGACTTAACCTATCAATAGTTTCCTGCGATAATCCATTTGATCGCACTTGTTCTTCTCTGATTGCTCGTATTTGATTTTCAACTTCTTCAAGTTTATTTCTATAAATATCTACTGCCTCCGAAGCACTTTCAAAACCCCAATCATCAAGAGTATTCAATATCGTTGACTCACCTAACTCAAAATCAGTAATATACCCTTGCAATTCCGCTTGTTCTTTGAGCAATCTATTTAGTTCTGTTTGTTTTTTAGCTTCTTTATATTTTTTAGCTGCTTGGTCGTTATATTCCTTCTGAATCTTATTTAATTCTTCTAGAGTTGCACTCTCTAAATCTAAATTTTTAATATAGTCTGGGTAATCAGATTTTAGCCTTTTAATCGCACTGGCTCTGGATGAATCGGAAGATTCAACATTTTTTAAAACGCCAACCATCCTATTGAAGACATTGTACTCTTTTTGTACTTGCTTAGTCAGGTCTTTTACAGGAGTGACTGCTGTTATCACTGAATCAGCAAAATCTAATAGTGAATTTGCTGATTGTGCAAAGAAACCATCACCACTTTCAATTGAAAGAACAAGCTTTTCCCATGATGACTGTAATAATGTTAACTTACCCTGCAACGTATTTAATCGCTTTTCGGTCATGGTTTCCAATGTACCATTTGCCGTTCGCAAACTTTCATCTAAGGTATCAACCGCTGTAGAATTCTCTGCTAAAATAAGCGCCGTTGTCGCTCCCCGTTTACCGAATAACTCATTAGCGGTATTTAGCTTGTTTTGGCTTTGGTTTATCTCTTGCATGGCTTCTTCATAAGTCATGCCCGACGCTGCCAATTCTAAGTAAATATTCCTTAACGAAGTCCCCGCCGTTGACGCATCAAGACCCCTATCCGCTAACACCCCAAGGATAGAAGTAGTCCTAGCGATGTCCACGTTTGCAGCCTTCGCAACTGGACCAACAATCGACAAACCAACATTCAGCTTCTCAAAGTCAAGTGCGCTCCTTGTCGTTGCCTTTGCAAGTAAATCCATTACCGACTCCGTGTCACTCGCATCAATACCAAACGACCGCAACGAAGCACCTGCAAATGCTGCTGCACTCGCTGCATCAGTACCCAATGCAATAGATAAATTACCAACCGCCTCCGTACTATTTAAAATCTCCTTTTCTGAAAAACCTAACTTCGCTAATTCCGTTTGCAATAAGACCACCTGACTAGCTGAGAATGCAGACCTCCCACCTATCTCCTTCGCTGCATCGCTAAACACCGACATTTGACTTGCCGACTTGCCCGTAATCGCTGATAGATTCGCTACCGATTGCTCGAAATTGCCAATTGTAGACGCTGCATTTTTCACAACACTACCAATGGCAAATGCGCCTGTAATAGCACCACCCATCCGCATGAATGATTTTGAGATGGCACTTGACCGACGATTACTATACCTTGAGAATTTATTGATGGTTTTTTTACCTGAATCGAAACTCTTCTCATCGGTAGCCAATCCCATCCGTACCAACAAAGAACCTATCCTAGTACCCATATCTATTTTTTATTCGTTCAACCATTTTTGATACTCTTCGTCGGTCATGTTATCAATCAATTCATCTCCTTCAAGTTCTATTTCTTCGCCTGGCAATCTTGCTATATCTTGCGGTCTTATAGGCTTCGTATAATGTGGCTGCATCAACCTACTTACCCAAAATCGCATATTTTTAAACGTCGCTAATTCTTGCTGCTCACGCCCTTTTACAAACTCAGTAAACTCTAGGTCATCCATTTGCATGAAGTCGCTGTAAGTACACCCATAACGAGCAGCTATCGCCCAATCACTAGCTGTTTCATCATTCCATCCCTCACTTAGGAGGGTTTCTACTTTTTTGCGCTTTCGGCTTGCGCTTCATCAATCTTTGAAATAAGGTCATGTTTTGCGTCAAAATCATACAAATCATCTAATGACATATTGAATTTCTCCCCTTGTATTTTTGCACCCTCTTGCAATCCTGCTAAGTACAAGTCCATTTCATCGTCTGCCTTTAACGAAAAGACCTTATTTCGATGTCTTGCTTCTCCCCTGTTTTCCCAATTTCGGAATGCCCTTTTTGTTATTTTAAAGTAGAAGTCCTTACCTCCACATTCAATTTTTAATACTCCCATGTTTTGCCTGTTTTTTATAAAAAGGAGTAGCCCACACCACATAAGCTACTCCCGTATCTATCTAAGAAATCACCTCTTACGCTATTGCTGCTCTTGTTACTTCTCCGTCACTTTGTAGAGATAGCGAGAACTTCGCTCTATCCGTTGTCGAATAAGTAAGATTTAATGATGTAACTACAAATGTCCCTGTAAATTCAAGGTCGCCCGTTACGCCTGTGCTTACTTTTACATTGCTCAATTTTGTGCCTCCCGTAACACCTGCCCAGAATGTCTCAAATTGTTCAGACTCTGCGTAGAATGCTTCGGCATTTACAGTTACAGAATTAGATACAGCGTCAGCCTTATCCCAAGAGATACCGCCAGCTGTGACGTTATCATCATGCTGTATGGCTTCCGTTGCGGTGGTAAAACTTATGTCACCACTCGTTGTTTTTGCTACTGTTGTGCCATCGACTGAAAGTCTAATAGCACCACCTTTTACGATTCCAGTTGTTGGCATAATCTTCTATTTTTAATGATTAATTATTTGCTTTTTCTTTTTTCAATTCCTTCGTGGTTTTCTTCCGCACGTTCAAATTCATGTGCATTGTCACTATGGATTGCATCTTCTTCATAAATGCTTTCGTCAATTTCTTCTGGTTCGCTTGTCGATAACAATTTGACTTCCCCATTTTGCAACCTTCGGTCTAGCACCTTTTTATCGTTAATCGTTATCCTTGCCCCAATCGGTAGACCTTGTATAGATTTCAATAATTCGCATTTATAATTCATTTGCCTTTATTTTCTATGTTCAATTAAAAACTCCATGCTTAATACCATTCTATCCTCGTTAGGGCTGTACCCTACTTGCGATCCTGTGTATCTCACTTTATCTACTTCACTATTGGAAGTAAGCCCAAGCATGGCCGTTATTATCGTTTCTTTTTTCGATTCAAAATTGTCAGTATCTTCATCAAACCATTGTATCTCGATTCTTCGCTCATACTCCCTATCCGTCATATCATCCTCCTCTGGCCACGTTTCCCCGACTTCACGAATCAATCCTTTTGGGAACCCTACGCTGTGATCTTGTGGGAATCGCTCCACCCATAAATCACTTATTGCATCTCTTATCAATCCTACTATCATCTAGCTATCTTTTTCATCCAGCGATTCAAACTCTTATTAGCCGATTCAATCGTTTCTTTAAATACCTGGTTTTTGGTCGCTTCCCACGCTGGTCTTAAAAATGGCTTTGGTTGTATTCTTATCTTTCGACTAGCTGGATAAGATTGTTTTTTCTTGCTCTTTTCTGGCCATGAAATTTGTGTGAACCCGTATTCAATCAATCTAGCATACCATCCATCTTTCGCTCTACCCATTTTGTCCTTCGCATTCCCTTTCAATATAACCCCTGCAAATAGGGAGTTTTTATTGTTACGAAAAGCCTTAGTGCCGATATTCTTCTTTAATATCCCCGAATCAACAGGGGCGCTAGATTTTGCACGTTGAACGAATGAATTAACACCCCTTTTTAAAATCTCCCTTCTTCGCCTTGTGTTAAACTCATACGGCAAACTGTCAAGCACCTTCATCATCTCTTTCAACTCTTGTGTGTTAAATTGTATGATTTTACCCTTATTCATAGTCCACCGCTTTTATTAGCATCCACGTTTTTCTAGGTGCGCCTGGCATCTCTCGTACATCCTTAACATCATACACATTGCCCTCATATACAATATCCGCTTTCACACCTCTTTTAATCGCTGAACGGTATCTTACAACTACATGAAGAATGCTCTTATACATTCTTGCACCATCGCTGTCTACTTCGTCCCCGTTTGCTTCGATTACATTCGCACGCAGGGTTAAATCGGTAGGCGTACCTTTTCGCTCACTTCCCGTATCTGCATTTACTACTGTTGCATAGGTTCTGTAAATTATCGAGCGGTCTAGCCTCCCAGCATCAAATTTTTTGCCCTTCATTATCCCTTTCATATCGTCGGTATTCTTTCGGCTTCCAACAATATTTTGAGATCATCCCTTATCGGTGCTTCGTGATTTGATCGGTTGTCATAAGAATCTACAACGTGCATCAAAATAGCTTGTTTTATTCGCTTTGATACTGTCGATTCACCTGCCACCAATGTGACTAAAACATAGTCATTTTCGCCCCATTCGTTCCCGAATGTTGGCTTTAAAATGTTAGGATAGTTGAACTCGTCTATTTCAAAGTTTGCAGTATTTAAACTACTTGACACCCCATCTTTATAAAGTGTCATCGCTGTGATAGATTTGGAAGGTGTGGGAATAAAAACTCCCACATCTCCCTTAGGCTCTATCTTTACTTGTATTGTTTGGGTAAGCAAAATTTTCTTAACGTAATCCTGCACCCATTCCGTAGCAACATCTCTCTTTAATGTTAATAGGGTATCATCAGCCGTATAGGAAGATTCAAGGTTCAATTCTGCCTTAACCTCGTCCAGTGTGACCGCATTTAATCCGCTTGGTGTGATTACCCTTATCATTCATTAATTGGATTTATTTGTCCTTGTGTTGCTTTTTTTCTTTTGCTGAATAATCTTACAAAGCCCTTTGGCTTCCCAATTCTTCGCTACATCTGCATCTAAGGCGTATTCCTTGCCCTTGATAAACGTCTCCTTACCTGCGAGACCTTGTAAGATTATTACTTGTACTTTCTTGCTCATGCGTATCTATTAAGATGCTGCACAAATAAGGTGCTTGATTGCTGTATCATTTACAATCTTACCTCCGTATCTTGCGAACATGTTATAACCCACGCATCTCTTATCCATGTACTTCTCTCTAAATGTAATAAGTTCTGGCTGTCGTACTTGCTTAACTACATACTTTGAGAAGTCACCGAAAAGAACGGCCTTGTTACTTGCGCCCAATTCTGGCATATCATTGTTGGTTATGTACTCGTAACCTAGGATAGTGTTAGGTGCGCCTTCTCTCATACTTGGAGCCCACAATGGTCTTGCATCAGCAGATCCAATGTCTAACTTCTGAATAGCTGCCACCGTGCTATCGTGTAACATCAATTTACCCTGTGGTCTGTACGCTCGGTCTACTGAATAAATCAAATCTACCAATTCCGCCCTTGTGATGGCTGCCGTAGCAGATGCCGTTTTTCCAAGTGTTGACCCTGTAACTACTCCAAATGGTTTGCTTGAACCATCACCCGTAGTCAAATGCGTATTCAAGATTCTTCCGATTCTTTCAGCACACAATTCAAGCACAGTTTGCGTCAACGGGTAGTTAGTGTCCTGCACCAATTCCAGTGTCATTTGGATAATTCTACTTGTGTAAGTGTAATCCAAAATCTGTACGTTGGTATCGGTAAACTGATTTACCGCATCCGCTGCACCTTCACCGACAATTGCGCCCGTATTGCTTGTGTCATTAATAACTGGGTGATTGTAAGTACCACCTCTTGACATATTAATCACTTGTGCATTGTCAAGGACTCCGCTGTACTGAACCATTACACGCTCGATCACATTTGACCACATCTCAGGAACTGTGTAGCCACCTTCGCCATCTGTGGTGCTATTTGGATCGGTTGCTGCACGTTGTTCTAACGCTCTTCTTTCCTCTGGCTTCAATCCGTTTTCACCTCTTTTGAGATAATTGTCAAATGCTTCTCTAGCTTCTGCGCTAATCTCTTGATTTTGTGCGACTTCACCTTCTGCACTGGCATTTTTTCTCTCTTCCTCAAGCATAAATTGCTCACGCTTGATTTCAGAATCGAACTTGTCTAAGTCCGCTTTCATCTTCCCCCATTTAGTTTCTTCCTCTTGGGTAAAAGACCTGTTTTCTTCATGTGCGGTTGCGTTAAGAGCCTTCATCTGCTCATATATGGCAGCCCGCTTTTGTTGTTTTTCGACTGTTGTCATTTGTCAAATTTTTAATTAAAAAATATATGAGCGCAAGGCAAGGTCTCGATCTCGCTTCGCTTGTTGTATTTCAATCTGTTTTCGTTTTTCGTCTTGTTCTGATGCTTGCCGCTTTTCTTCATCCCTCGCTTCTCTAGCCTTATTTCTTTCCTCCAATGCCATTTCTTGTGACCTCATGCCTACACTTGTGTTTTTGTATGCTCCAAAAGGTGCTAGGGTTATTTCTGGAATTGCACTTATTTCTTCAATTACCCTTTCATCAATGGTGATACCCTCCGTCTCATCTGCAAAAGTCCATGTCTGCTTTGCCACTCTAAATGCAAATGAACACTCATCTAAATCACCCCTTTTTATCATCTCTAGGATGTCATTCCTTGATTCTGGGATAGTAGCGGTAAAGTATAGACCGTTTTGATCTTCCCTTACCGATAGCGTTTGTGACTTCTCCCGGGCTAGTAATTGGCTTGTATCGTGGTTAAATAGTAATCTGATGTCACTACCTTGTAAGACGTTGGTCAATGCACCTGGTGCGATCTTCTCTCTAAACCAATTATCGCCAATTGTTGTCCAATCGTCATAGACAACTGCATAACCCTCAACCGTTCGATTTTGATTAGTTTCGTCACCTTGCGCCATACGCAATTCTGTAACCCTTGCCCTTAATTGTATGTCATTACTCATTGTCATTCGATATTTGGTTTGTGTCCGCCATGTTTGTCATCATATAATATTTTTGCCCTTGTCCGTTGGGTAGCATATTCATACCCTCCATCCTTCTTATCTCGTCCGCATTTATTGCCCCCATTGAATGTAAAGCCTTGTATAAATTCGCCCTACTCTCATGATCACCCCTCAATAAACTATCAATGTTGTATCTTATTCGATACCCCTCTCTTCTTTCCGTCGGTGTTAAAAGTTTGCGATTCATTTCAGCTTCTCGACGCTTGACTATCGGTCTAATCGTATGCACCACAAAATCAATACTTTGATGCTCAATGTTGTTATTGGTAGACCGTTCAAGCTGCTGCAACAAATGAAGTGGTACACGCAAAATCATAGCGATGTCATTCGTGTTGTACTTCATCGTTTTGATAAACTCGATGTCGCTCGGCTTCATTCTTACGGGGTGGAATTTCAAACCTTGTTCAAGAACTGGTGTTTTTGCGCTGTTTTCGCTACCACCGTAGGAAGATTCCCATTGAGTTTTTAAACGCTTTATCGCTTCATTCGATAATTCCCCATCAGTACTTAATACCCCTTGAATAAATGCACCATTGCGCAATATATTTTCACCGTATTCTACACCTCGCAATCCCTGCCCTATCGTAGTTGCATGGTATTCAATCGCACTAAGCCCATGTATGCCGTCAAAGGTCATCCAGGGAATATGCAATACCTCATCCTGTGCATATGTGTATTTGCTTACAACATCCCGATACCATACTTTGCCATTGCTTACCCACTTGTAGATATTTTCAGACTTAAATAAATAAAGCCCTTCTATCCTCCCATTTCGGTCACGCTTAATGTAGCTATAGTCGTTGCCCGTTGCTGCTCCTGACATTACCCCTGCTTCCGTCCAAGAGAATGCAGAATACAAGGGGTTCGGTTCATTATAAATGATGTCGTATAAGTAGTGATCCTTTGCAGGGTTTACATCTCCATTTTCTTCAACTTTCTGCAATTCTACTTTTAGAGATGCCACCGTTTCGCCAAGTACTTTTAATCCAGCATAAAAAGCTGGTAAGCATAAGGCTGTTTTCTTATCAACCGACAAAGGGGTGTTATCTAAATTGTACAATAGGTCTTGCGCATTCACGCCATCACGCTCATGTGAGTTATTTGCACCAAATAGCCTTGCCCATATCGACATTGATAAAATGTTATAGGGCAAATATTAATATATGTATTATGTTGAGACGTAACCTTTGGTCACATTATAATTTTCTATATATGTTAAAATTTCACTTTTTTAGAAAATAATTGATTCAAAGTTTGGTTTAAACATAAGTGTATGCTTATATTGCATTGTAATTAATAACAAACTAAAACTAAACACAATGTTCACAATCACTATTGAAGAATTAAAAGAAGAAAGAAACGAAATAATCGAATACATAACTAGCACATTCGGATCATCAAATGTAAAGTTCATAATGACAGAGCTTTTAAAGCTTTGTCAAGCTGATGAGCTTTACGATTGGGAAAAAGAAATCTTCAGAATAGGTCGTTTATACGACCTAGTCAAAAAAGCAGCACCCGACTTTCACGTTATCCACAGAGAAAGATTAGGGTCTAAATGGAATTAATATTTTTAATAAATTGTCAAACTAAAAAATCACACACCATGAAAAACAAAAGAGAAATAAAAGTAACACCAAATTATAGCAAGAGAACCTTTACTGTCAGGTGTTACTATCCTGACGGTACGATTCTAAAGTACCGTACAAATGTAAGGTCACGGAAAGAGTTCGAGGAAGAGGAACACAACACTATCCATGATTGGGAAAACTTTCTTAAATATTCAAACGACTATTATATTGTAAAATAAAAATTATGACCATCAAAGAAGCAAAAAAAAACTCGGCTTATCAAATAGAATGATAGCCGAGTTTTTCGGTTATAAGAATGAAATTTCTTATAACAATTCACCCCGTAAAAAAAACATAGAAAACGGGGTAATTGAGCTATATAAAATATTTAAAGGGAAGGATACTATTTAAGCCGATCACGGTAACACCGCAAATATCGGTAATACTCCTTCCTGAATGACTGAAACCCCGTATATCGAGCGAAGCCATAACAAGCGAGCTGCCCCTCTAGGATGTTGAATATTTGGGGTAGCTTGTACTTGTACGTATTTTTAAGCCTGTGCGCTTCATGCCAATAACCATGATAGTCAAATAGCTTGTGGTCTTCGCCTACTTTATTTTTATCGATAACGATCATAATATCAGTAAATCTCGGTCTTCGTAAATTGATTTTTTATCCTCTTCTGGAGGAAACATTAATGTCGTTAATGCCATGACCGCAGCAATCACTCCATCTACTTTTCGTCTTTTTTTATTCTTCCTCTTCGTAATCTTTTCGTTACCATTACTGTCATGGATAATCTCACAATTCCTAATCATCCAGGACATAACAGGATTCCCATCATGTTCTATTTCTTCATTTACCACCATCTTATAAAATCTCTTCACGCTCATATTCATCCCTACTGGTGACTGTGGATGTGGGTTGCACTTGACATCGACGGCTTCAATCTTGGATATTAAGTCGTGTGAATTATACGCATCATATTGCAATTCAATAATTTTGTTATTTTCTCTGAAATCCAATATGTCACCCTCTACATAATCATAATCAATAACATTACCATCTGTCACCTCTATAAACCCCTGCTTCGCCCATGCTCGATAATCTACCCCATCAGCACGCTTAACACCTTCCAACTTCGCACTCGGGCAGAAGAACGCCATTGTTAAGTATGGTTTCTTATCATCATAGGAAGGATACAATGCAGCTCGGGCAGTTATATCTGTAGTTAATGATAAGTCAAGACCCAAAATAACGGGTTTACCGATTAACTCAGATTTATCTCTAGGCTTAGCGCACTTCTTCCAATCTTCATCCTTAATCCATGTTGTCGCAGTATCGCACCATACGTTAAGATTCTTAGTCAAAAAGTGAATTAAGGCACTCTCACCCTCGACCATTGCATTTTCGTACAACGTTTTAAACTTGTGCAGCTTCGGGGCATTCCCTAAGTTTGGATTAGCCTTGTGCCACGTCTTCGGATCATGTATATCGTCACCCTCATCTACCGTAAAAATGTGAGCAAAGATGTTGTCATTCTCAACTGTGCCATTCAGGATATTTATACAAACCTCTCTAAATTCAAAACATGGCTTATCCTTGTCAAAACCTGCCGTTGTAATAATGAAGATTAATGGCTGATCCCGTTTTGCTGCACCTTGCTCGATAATTTTTACCACTCCGTCGGTTTCATGCTCGTGGTACTCGTCAATAATTGCGCAATGTGGATTTCCTCCGTCATTCTTTGTCGGATCTGCCGTCATCGTTTTCACATAGCTATTTGTATGATTATCCCTAATCATGTTTGCCATTACATCGACGTGTTTTTCTATATCCTCATCTTCCTCCTGCAATCGCAAGTACATATATTTCAACGGGTCGAAAACGTAGTTACATTGGCTCCTGGTCGTTGCACCGATGTAACATTGATTCCCTATTTCGCCATCGAAGCGAAACATTATAGAAAGCACCAAGCAAGCATACTCCGATTTACCGCCACCCCTCGGCATTTCCACATACGATTTAAAGAATCTCCTAAACTTGGTTTTTTTGTCAAGCCACGCAAATAAATTGACCAAGTCAAATGCCTGGAATGGTTGCAAGTCAAATTTCCTTCCTGCAAATGATCCTGCCGTATGTCGGTGCGCCTTGGCTATACCAATAACCCATTCTGCTATTTCTTCATCAAAATAATAACGCCAATCTCCCTTTGATTTTTCTAAATCATTTACAAAGCGGTCTACTGCTAATCGCTCTAATTTACTGGCAATCCTTTTGCCCGTTGTTACGTCGTGTATGTATTGTTCCCATAATCGCAAAACTAAGCTTGTTTACTTCTCAATGGCTTTAATGAACCGATTGACTTCTTAACCTTCGCTGGTTCTTTAAATAACTTCTGGTCAATCAATCGTTTTCTAATCGTATTGATTTTTGCCAATGCCTTGTCAGCGATTGTAACCTCTGGGGCTATTTGCTTATAATCATTTTGACCAGTTTTGATTACGTGACCTATCTCATTCATAGTCTGCTCTGCATCCGCATACTTGCCATATTCGACAGCCAACGTGTACAAGTCCAGGTAGTGGTCTTGTCTTATTTTCTCACGGTCTAGCGTTGTCCATAAAAATGCCCAATACTTCGCTGCCGTTTCATTAGCAAATGGCGTTAATGGTGTCGGTGTTATTTGTTTTTCTTGTGCCATATTTTTTTATTTATTCTTCTTCGTCAATAATTAAAGGAATGAAATCTTGCGACAATTTGGAAGGTATCAAACAATCTTCATGCTCAATAAAATCTACACAAAAAGCCTTGTAAGCTTCTTGCAATTTATCAGAGTCTATGTCTTTTAATTCATCCACAATATTTTATTTTGTTTTCTTCGTTTTTACAAAACCCCCTTTGGCAAAATTTTAGGTATTATGTGCGGAGTTATCACGTGGTGTAAGGAAATCGGTATCTTTTAAGGATTTCATAGCCCCCTACCAAATATTATTCTGTAAACTATTCAAATATACCATTTTATCCAATCTCATATCAAAAATACATCTGTGCCACTTCCCTCGGTAATAAATCAAATGATCTAACCATATGCGCTGTGTTATTGGCTTATCATTCATACAAGTATCTCGATGTCAAAAAATATGAATCCAATTGTTACCAACCACTTATCTTTTATCCCATCACCAATCTCATTTACCAACTCAACCATCTCAACCATCTCAACCATCTCAATAGTTAATCCAAGCTGGGTCTTAGTTGCATCCGCATTCAATCTTATTCCTACCATTCGCATTATGTGTTACGCATTTTGTGTAAATATGTAAGGCATTATCTTGAAGTACTTATCTCCTTTATTGTATTCTTCAACAGTAAATCCAGATGTTCCGTTTCCAAAGTTTGTTGTTACCCATTCCGAAGAAGGAGAGAATGCTCGATATGCTATCCATCTAAATTTTTTAGTGAAGTCCATATCTAATACTTGTTGGTGACTATCTCCTTTCTTGAATACTATATCGTATTCCCACAATTTATGGTAATCAATATAGTCACTAATAAGTTCTAATGTCTTTGAATCTGGTCTACATGGTATCGGCTTACTTCGATGTATGTCATCCTTCCCGTGTGTAATAATAAATGCAAAGTTATTCCATGTATAATGGTTGATAAACTTGCTATGTACATGGTATTGTACATTGTCATTAATTAATGATAGAACGTGCTTACAATGTTCGTTCACCACCTTCTCGAAATCACCGCCATGATTGCTATTTACTACCGCATGATGCACAACCTTTGCACCCGTCATCTTCTGGATGCTATCAATTAATTCAATCTTAAACTTACTCGAATACTTAAATGCTTCGACATTATTCATATTTTGCGGCAACTCATGACCCTTCCTTGTTGTCATCTTATCCCATCCATCCACTAAGTCACCATAATCAATAATGTGTATCTCTGAATGATTATCATATAACTTAACTACTTGTGCTACTGTCTCGGATTTTCTTTGAATTAAGATTTCACCATTCCATTCAAAGCCAAACATCGAAGTTCCTCGCTCATCTGTTTCCATGCCCGTATGGACGTCGGCAATGTTTACTTGTAATAGCTTATCTGTTTGTTTTATTTCTTTATTCTCGCTTGGTGGAGAAATGATATTTAAGGAAGATATGCACTCATTAATCAACTCTTTATTTATCTCTGGGGTCGCTAGAGATTGCTTACTAAACCTTTCCCATGTAGGTACTCCCTTATATGTGGTAAACTGTGTGCGCTCAAAACCTTCTGTATCTATATCATTCTGAAACTCAATTTTTCTCTTAGAATGAGTGACATTCCCGTGCTTATCAAGACTTTCACTAACTGTTGACCAATACTTACGATACTTGTAAGCTGCATTGAGAATGCTTTTTTCCTTGTAATCAATACCGTCATTCCTAGCCTCTGATTGTATCCGCTGGTAATACTTATAGTTGGGTTCATTCTCTTGCTGTGGGAATCTATCCAAGTACCACCTTATCGAATTTTTAATCGGTCTTCTCATTCTGGTATCTTTTCGCCTTTTGCGTTAAACGTATATGGTGCTATAATACCGTTTGCTTCCATACCTGATTTAACCGCATGGCAAGACTTGCATAGGCTTTGGTGATTCTTTGGGTCCATTTTACTCCCTCCTTGATTGATAGGAATAATATGATCCGTAACAAGGTCCTTATAATTATATAGTTTCTCGCACTTCGCACATTGTGGATTTTTCTTTCTTCGATTGGTAGAATACTTGCGCCAGGAATGGCTATTATAGAAATTGTAATTGCTCTTATCCCTTGTCTTGTCATCCCTACTTACTCGCTCCCTCTGGAATGGCAAACGTCTCGATTTTCGGTTCTGTGTAGGCATCGTATAAATTGCTGATACACAAATATAAGGAATTATATATTATCCTTTTTTGTAATGTGTATAGACATAAAAAAAAGGTGCAACGACTGGAATCGTAAAAGCACCTTTATTTTTTCAATAGTCTAATTAATGCAAATGTATTTATTCGGATATGTCTATAAGCTTTGTCATATCCTTTTAATTTAGATAGCGAAACCCTCACCACGTTAGTGATGAAGGAAATCGCTAAATTTTAAATCTTTATGCACCACGATAAACGTGGTCTGGGCATCCGTGACGATCTAATAATTGATCGTCGAATCCAAGCCGTCCGTCAGAACGTTGGAAAAAACTAGATCGGAAAAAAGCAGAATCGGATTCTGCTAAATCCGTTTGATCTAGATCCCACAATTCACACCATAATTGGTGGAATTGATGTCGAGCCTCGTCGAAACTATAAGGACCTAAAACACTTACCAAGGAGGAAACGTCTGGATAGTTACTGTGTACATCCAAACCAGAAGAAAAAGATGATAAATAAAACATTTTTTAGCGATTTTAATTAAATAATGCTGCAATATATAACATATATACGAGATATACAAGACATTGAAATGTTAAAATGCTTTTTCATAACCTCATATATTTATCAATAACTTTTATGCACTCATCTACCCCACACCCAAACACTGCATAATAACCTTGTTCTCGGAGTTTTAGCAATGTAGCCAATTGCGCTTCAACGTGTGCGTTTTTCTTTAATGTATGCCCATCCTTTCGATAGATGGCTTCCTTGTCCTTTTTTATTTCTATAAATAATCCGTGATATTTGCCTTTTGGAGTAGCAATAAACAAGTCAGGTATCTTATCATCGCTCCGCTGCTTGGATAGCTTAATAGCCAAATATGGAGGTAGCTTCATTCCAATGACATCCGTATAAAAAACAACATTTGGATATTTAGCCCTAAGGAACGTACAAACCGCATTAGTGACCTTATCTTCATGGTTGTTATTCTTGCGCTTTGGTTTTAGGGCTTTCTTGTAGTCTGCTACTTTGATTGGCATGGGTATATCTTATTCCCCCAAACCTGTCTCTTATACACATCTCCGAGCCCACGAGACGTAGAGGAATCT